CGCTCGGCAGCCTTCGCCCGCTTGCGGTCGCGGTCCTTCCGCCGCTTCTCCTCGACCGCGTGTAAACGCTGTGCGACAGGCTGCCGCTCGAATCCCGGCTGGCCGTCACGCCGCTTCGGCTGGAACGCCCGCAGCAGTTGGTTCAGGTGGCGCTTGCAGAGCGATATCTCGGGGTCACCCTTCCTCGGCTGGTCGTCAACTAGCCTTCTTGTTCCCACGGCTGGGACGACCGCCACGCAGTAGTCGCAGGCGAGGATGGTCACTCTCATCGCGTATCTCCTTTGCCTTCCCCATGATGTCCATGCGAGCACCATCACGGTTGTGGTCTTTCAAGTAAGCTGCGTAGGTGTCTGTGCGTTTATACGACCTCCCGCTCTCCAGCCCGCCGTGACGCCGCGACCAGACGTCGAAGCGCCAGGTGTCGCAGCGCGAGCATCGCAGGACGACTCGCCGGGCGTCTCCCTTCAAGATGACGATCGGCCCGACGAGCCCCCAGGCGTGCGCCCCCGTAGCCCTGCACAAGGCGATGGCGCTCATCAGATGCTCCGATGCTCCGGGTGCTCGGGATGGTCCGCGCCGCGATGGCTCGCGCCGTCGTAGACCGCCCAGAACATCGCCGCCTGGAGCGCGAGCAGAAAGACGGGCTCGATCCCCGGTGGCGCATTCTCCGCGCTCCGCTCGTAGAGCCCCTGCTTGTCGTTTGCACGCACCAGCACCGCACACGGGTCGCACGCCGCCCAGTGCGAGTCAGAGTTCAACTGTATCTTGCTAAGAAGATGCGGTTGCTCGGGCTCGATGTCCATGGTCGCGTCCTTGGCGATGAAGCACGTTGACCCCACCGGGCGCGAGCAGAAGTCGCAGATGGCCACCTTCGTCTCGACCGTCGAAGAGGCGATGGTGTCGCCCTTCTGGGTGATGCGAAACTCAGTCCTTGGCATCGCCGTCTCCCTCCTTCGCCTCGGCCTCGATCCCGCTCAGCGTCAGCAAGCCCTTCGCCAGGTGGGTGAGCACGCTCGCGGCGTCGCGGTCCAAGCCCCGTGCGGCGTCGATGAGCCCGCGCTCGGACTCCAGCCCCGGATTGATCTGCACCTCCACCGCCTGGATGAGCACGTTCGCCACGCGGTTGATTCTCGCTTCGGTCAGCATGTTCTTGCTCTCCTCTTTCTTTCTGTCGTTCTCGATTGCTGCTAGTGGGTAGAGCCCGGTCGCTCCGCAACTCGGGCACTGGTTCTCCTCGGCCACAAGGTCGTCCGTCCAGATGGGGTCCTGATACATGGGCGGCGCTCCGCAGTACCCACAATCGTCCTCGCAGCCGTCATCGCTCGGGTCGTAGGGGTCGCCCATCGCTTCCCTCCATCGGTACGTGAATCGCGGTGTCGCCATCAGCCAGTCCCTCCGTTGGCTAGTATCTAACCATCGTAGCGTCGGTGTCAAGCACTGCGCTTCGCCTTGCGGCGCACAGTCAGCTTCTCCCGCCACTCGTCGCGATGCTCGATCACCCAGGCGATGGTGCGCTTCAGCGAGAAGCTGCGCGCGGTGCCCGTGACGTGATCGACGGTGTAGCCCTGCCACTTCCGATCCCCCTTCTGATAAAACCTCCACTCCTCGCCCTCGATCACGCCGCTCCAGCCCTCCTCGCCCTCCTCGCGCAGCTTGGTTAAACGCACGCCCTCGATGGTGCGATGCCTCCAGCGCGGATCACCCTTCACCGCTTCTTTATACGGTCCCTTATAAGCCATTCTACCTATCCTTCCTTAGTTGATTGCGTACCCATGGTAGCACCACAGCACCGCCAGCGCAATGAGAAACCCCGGTCCCTCGATCCCCACGAACTGCACCCCCCACCATGCGTACGGCCAGGTCCACGCGACGCGCGGCGCGACGCACGCCCCCACAACGAGTACAGCGACCGCTGCGTACACCCCCGCGACGACGCGGAGGCTCCGCTTCCACTCGGGCCGCGCCCACCGCTTCCGCCCCTCGTCGATGGTAGCCCAGAGTAGAAAGAAAACGAGTACAGTGGTCACGTCTTGCCCTCGCGTCGCGAGTCGAGCGCGCACTCGGCCAGGACCGCGAGTGAGTAGGCGATGGCTCGCGTGTACGCCGCCGTCTTCATCCCTTCGCTCGGCACCTTGTCGCCAAAGGCGAGCGCGTCCTGCGCCTCTGCGAGTCTTCGCTCTGGTGTCATCTCTGGTTTCATTTCTAATCCTCCTTCTCTCGACGCTTGCGTCGGTTGCGTGCCGCGTTGCGTGCCGCGTTTGCACGCGCCTCGCGATGCTGGCACTCGGCCTTGGCGCACGTCGTCCAGCCCGTCCGTCGTGGCCGGCGACACTGCCGGCAGAGCCCGCCCTGTGGCACTGGCAAGGGGCAGCAGGCGGCATGCCCCCAGGGGAGCGCGTGGCTGTAGCAGAGCGCCCGGTGATTCATCGTCGCCACCTCCTCGGATCGTTGACGTGTAGCTCAGGCTCGCGCGGCTTGGCGTTGCGCGCCCGGATGGCGGCGAAGTCGATCACCTCGCCCGTCCCCTCGCAGCGCGGGCAGTTGTCCCGCTCGACGCCGCGTTTGCACGCACACTTCGCTCCCGTCTTGGGTTGGTAGCTCATCCGACCTCCCCGCCGCGCTTGCTCGACGTGAGCCCCGCGTCGTCATCCGGTCGCAAGCCTCGCGCGTACCAGATGGCGCGGCACGCCGGGTGATAGAGCGCCCAGTTGCCGGACTTCGGCTGGTTGGTACGGGCGTACTCGGCAAACTCCGCCTCCTCGGCCTCCGTCAGCGTGCGGAACATATAGCTATCAGTCTTGTAAGTAGGTATCATGCTCCCTCCTTGTGCTTGAGCGCGAGCGTGAGCGCCGCGCTGTAGATGCCGTGCTTGACCGCATCGCGGTGCGGCCCCTCCTCGCGGCTCTCGATCCAGTCCTCCGCGAGCTTCAGGATCGCGTGCTCAGCCGCGTTCGCTTCGTCTAGAAATGTGCGTTCTGCCATTGGTCAGTCGTCCTCCTCGATCGGCTCGTCGTGCCAGTACCCCGGATCGGTCAGCACGTCGCTCCGGTAGTGGCTCAGCTTCTCCTTCTCGCAGCGTGAGCATGTGTACGTTAGAAAGATACCGCGTGCGTCGTACTGCGCCTCACGGGGCTTCCCGCTCCCGCACAGACAGGCGCGCCACGCCTCGTCTCGCTTCTGCTGTCGGCTCATGCGACCTCCTGCTTGCGCTCAGCCGCCAGCCGATACGCTGCCCATTCCTTGCACTGGCGGATCGTGTCGTAGGCGGTGTGCGCTGCCTTCAGGCGATCGTGAACCCGGTACTGCTGCGGGTAGCACCGCCCGATGTGCTCGGGCGCGATGTCGAAGCGCCCCTCCATGCTGCGGTAGTAGCCGCCCTCGTCTCGGGTCGCGCCCGGATTCTCATGCACCCACTGAATCCTGATTGCCTTCGCGTTCATGTCACCAACCTAACCATGGTAGCAGGGATGTCAAGCCCTGGCATCTGCCATAGACCCGACATCCCGTGCCTACCATTCTAGTTGCCCCCTCCCAGCACCGCCGCGACCAGCGCCAGGGCACCGGCCTTAGTCGAGACAGCCGGCGCATCGAGTGTAAACGCAGTGCCGCACTTGTCGTGGGTCGCCTGAAGCTCGTCGGTGGCAGCGCGGATGATCTGCTTGCACTCGCCCCCGCACACGTACTTGCGAAGCCTGGAGCCGCTGCCCGCGCCGCGCGACGTGCCCCCGCGCGTCCCGAAGCCCAGGGTGCAAGGACGCGGCTTGACGAGCCCCAGGCGGGTCGCCCCGAACATGGGGAGCCCGTCCGACACCGCGAGCGCCGCGATGGCATGGCGGATGGTCGGGCAGAAGCTCGCCAGCGTGTACTGGTGCCCCGCCGCCTTGGCGCACCTGAGCCCCAGCGTCGCACACGCCTCCTTCCACTTCTTGCTATGCCCCGCCCCGTACTGCGCGAGCGAGTGGGCAAGCTCGTGGATGGTGGTGCCCGCAAGCTGGGTCGCGGACTCCTCACCCGCCGCACAGATTTCTATGAAGTCATCCGTGCCGCCATTCTGCCAGGTGCCGTAGACGGTGACGCCCCTGAGCCCAGGCATGCCCATCCCGTAGACGAGCTTGGCCTTCTCCAGCCGCGCCCGCTCGGGCGAGTCCTTGGGCAGCCGCGCGACGGCCAGCTTGCGGATGGCCTGGATGAACGCCTCATGGCTACGTCCATCGGTGCCGCCCGCCCGCTGAGCCTGCGCGCGTGCAAACGCAGCCGCGCCGCTGAAGAGGTTGCGGTAGTCGATCACCTGAGCCGGGGTGACCTTGGCCGGGGTCCGCTTGGCACTCGGCTTGCGCTTCGCCTTGCTCGCCTTCTTGGCTTTCGCCGTCTTCGTGGTCGCCTTCGTTGTCATGGTCCTAATCTAACCATGGTAGCGTCAATGTCAAGCCCACGGTAGCGTTTCAACGCGCAGTCACTCGTCTATGGCCTCTGCAAAGGTCGCGAGCCCCTCGTCCTCAAGGAGCGCCTTGCACTCGTACAGGGACCGCTCGGTGTAGTGCCGCCGCCAGGTCCGCATCGCGTCGTCGTCGCTCATCTCCAGGCCGCGCGCTCGGTCGTTGGCGCGCTCGATGTCGGTTGCGACGTCTGCCGCCCAGCGCCGCACCTCGTCTGCGGTGATCGCTCGCCCCTCGGGGTAGAGGAGCCTGATGTCTCTCGTCGTGGTCGCCATGACCCCACTCTAACCATGGTAGCGCCGAAAGCAAGGGAAAAGAGGGAAATTTCCTCCTCGCGCAAACGCGGCTCGAAACGCGCAAACCGTTGGTAGACGTGGCTAGAATGCCTCTTTCCCCTTTTCACAGGGGGAAAGGCTTAGTGCCCGACTGCGCTCGGTTTTCCTCGGGAAAACAGGAAAACTTCAATCCTCGCTGCGTCGCCGCGTTTGCTCGCGCTCAACTGCCGCAAGCACTAGCTCGCGGATGAACCTCGCGACGGTCGTACCCTCGCGCCGTGCGATGCGAGCGATGGCGCTCCACTGAGATTGTGTAAGGATTACCTGGGTGTAGCGGATTCTGTCAGCCATGCACCACCACTACCACTAGTGGCATCCGCCCGGCTAGTGGGTATTGGGGTCGAGAGAGAGAGAGAGAGAGTAGAGAGAGAGTAGGAGAAGAATAGGCGAAAACATCTGAGCTAGCGCCTGCAAGCTCGCGTAAACGCACCGAAATCTACGGCCCCGAGAAATCTATCATTCTAGGGCGCGGGTGAGCGCACGCGCACCCAGGGGGGAACTAGGAAAAGTCGCGATCCGCCTAGAGCCCCAACGCTTTTCGAGGAGGAAAAATGGCAGGAAAAAGGGAGGGAATTTCCTCCAAATTTCTGCTAGTTCGGTGACCTGCTACCGGTGGTAGCATGTCAATGCGTACCCGTGATGCGTACCGGGGCAATGCGTACCCGAAATGCGTACCCAATGCGTACCCCCGGCGAGCCCCTGGAGCCGCGCCGCGCCGCGCGAGCCCGCGCCGGCGGCCCCCGCGGACCGGCCCCGCTAGAAATCTAAGCCGATCGAGCATATCTAGCATAGAATCTATCATTTCATCATAGAATCATGCCAATCTATCAAAACTTGGTAGAAATTGTATGTAAAGTCTATACAATTTGTATGAAACTTGTGTAGAAGTTGTACACCGAGCTAGAAATCAAGTAGAATCGGCCAGTCGGCTCGTCATCTGCTAGCATTCTTCGGGCACCCGGTCCTTGGCGGAGCGCATTTCCGCCGGGTCGAATTATTTTCGCGTTTGCACGCTGAATGGTGTTGACACGCTACCCTGGTTGTGGGAGCATGGTGGTGGATCGTTATGGACGATCTAGAAAGAAGGGACTAGCTGATGCGACTGATTCGGACTGTGCTCGAAGCCTGCGGGGAAGGGATCGTTTACGACCTCGTTTGCCACGGGCTGACGGGGCTCCTGGCCTGGCATCTCGTCAGTGGGACGCCCGCCACCATCATCGCCACCATCGCCCATCACATGGAGAGCCCTGCGACCGCGCAGGCGGGAGAGTGACATGAGCAGCATCGCCAACAAGGTAGACGCGACTGACGACCGTTTCTGGGACCGCGACGTCGTGGCCAAGATGTGGGACGCCGCCACCGCGAACGACGACGACACGTCGCCCATCATCGACCGCCAGGTCGATCGGACTGACGGGCTGATGGCGGCGGTGATGTTCGGCTGCGTTGGAGCCTTCGCGGGCGCGGTCGCCAATCCGGACCGCTGGGAAGTGCCGGCCTTCGCCCTCTTCGCCCTCTTCGTCGTTCTCCTCTTCGGCAAGAACGTGGATTTCTGATGGTCGCTCTCCTCTTCCTGCCGCTGATTGTCGCCGTCCTCGTCCGTGGCATCTTCATCCAACTGGACCGATAGGAGACTAGCAAAATGGCAAAGCCCCGCAAGAAGCCCGTCGCCCCTTACGAGCCGCCTCCCGCTCCCGCGCCGTTCCCCGGCTGGCTTGGGCCGGTGAAGTAGCATGGTAGCTTTCATGGATTCCGGCGAGCCGGTCGCAATCGTCCAGGGACCGCATCGCGGTCGGTGGGGTTACGTCTCCGCTTGCGATGGCGTCAACGTTGTCGTGGCCTTCGCGCACCTCGCGATGGATGATGACGTCACCGTCCCGGTCGGGGAGGTGCAGCGCATCCACTTCATCTAGCAACCTAGCACCTCGGGGGCGCGCAACCGATTTGGTTGCGCCGCTCCCTAGGGCTAGCGCGCTACAATGATATCATATCATGATAGCCCGCTACCATATCATGATAGTATCCTAGTTCTAAGGCACATGCTATATCGCCAGACAGTGAACATGCTATAGCACCCCCTATGGCCCCCACCACCACGCCGCGTCCGCGCGGCGTATATCTTTCCTGCCGCTACGGCGCATCGCGGAGAAACAGACAGTAGCGTTGCTAGGGAAATAGGGTGGTGTATCGCTACCCTGGCTAAAAATATTGACGCAGTTGACAAGTTACCCTTTCACAGCTACCAGCGACCGATGGCTAGGACGACCAAGAAGAAGGCGACCATTCGCAAACCCGGCAGCGTCGGCACCCTCAAGAAGAGGCGACCGCCGAAGACGAAGCCCGTCACACCGCCCGATCCGCCCATCCTCGCCAAGTGCTACTTCTGCCCCCGCGAGGTCGATGAGGGCGAGTTCAAGTGCGAGGGGTGTGGCGAGGTTGTCTGCGACACCTGTGACGAGCTATCGCCCTGGGGGAAGCATGAGCCGTTCGAGCACACGGCTGACGGGAGTGAGGAGGACTAGATAGCTATGAGCAAGCTCTTGGACGACGACTCGATCCGCGTCCTCATCCACTACCTCCGTGACTCCGGGGCTCCTGCCTTCCACTCCTCGCGCTACACCGCCGACATCGACCCCTGGTGGTTCGCCACGCCGCTTCGTAGAGGGATCATCTGGGAGTCGATGGCGCGCATCGTCGCGCTCGATCCCGGCTACGGCACCGGCACACGGTGTCCCGCGTGCCATCGCGACGCGCCGTGTCCCTCAGACGTGTGCGAGCACCCAGACCGCCGACCTCGCTACGGCACCTCCCCTGGCGGGCAGGAGTAGCGGGGGGAGGGTATCGCGATGGACGACGACACCTGTCGATTCGAGGACGTCCTCTGTACCTATTCAACTCCGAAAGCTATCAAAGTGACAATCGAGGACGAGGAGCACTGGATTCCCCAGTCCCAGGTCCACGATGACAGCGAGGTCTACAAGACTGGCCAGCGCGGCACGCTCGTCATCACCCGCTGGATCGCACAGCAACGAGGGCTCGCATGACTGACTTCGACCCGACGCTGCGTCCTCGCTTCCCCGAGCAGACCGTCCGCGTCGGCGCACAGTTCCGCCAGGAGCGCCTCGCCATCGGCTGGACCGTCAAGTATGCAGCCGCCCGCATCGGCATCACCACCGACTACCTGCAAGACATCGAGCGCGGCACGCCGATCCCCAAGAGCCAATATACTAGAATCCTACGTATCTACAGTCGTACTATGTATAAGCTAACGAACGGGATGGCTCGCACCATGCGACCGGGGAGGTTTCAGTAGCCATGCGCGCACCCATCTTTTCGGGGACACCAGCCGGCGAGCCCGTCGCCACGTTCAGGATCAAGGAGTCCCTGGAGCCGGTCGATTACCGCATCCTGCACCTGCGCTTCACCGGAGCCAGCGAGCAGACCATCGCTGACAGCATTGATAGAAGCCTAGAGGAGGTCAAGGAGCGCATCTCTCGACCCTCGTTCCTGGCGACGCAGGCTGAAGTCGAGAAGGGCGTCCTCGCGACCATCATCAAGCAGGGGGAGTTCGAGCCCACGACGATAGCGAAGGCAGCCGCCCCCGCCGCCATGCGCCGCATCATCCAGCAGAGCGAGCGTGAGCGTGATCCCCGCACTCGTCTGCAAGCTAACAAGACTGTCTTGCAATATGCGGGGACCGAGCCGCCGAAGCGCCTGGAGATTACGACGCCCGATCGCGTGATCGAGCAGATGACCGCCGCTGAGCTTGAGGACCTGGCTGAGCGGAAGGTGTGGCCCGCCAGGTTCAGGGAGGTGCTCAGAGCCTTCCTCCCCGCGCCGGTCGCCCTCCTGGCGCTCGACCAGCCGAAGCCCCGTGACGTCACTCCGCGTTTACGCGAGGACGCCTCCACCGAGTCGGCTATCGACTTGGGTGACTTCGCTGACGAGCTAGGGCTTAGCACGCTTGACAAGCCTGGTAGCACTGACTAGATAGGCCACGCCATCGCCAGGAGCGGGGCGACGCTGGCCGATCCATTTGAAGCCTAGTCCCTTCTTGTGGTCGCCCGGTCGGCGTCGTCCCTCTCCGATCCCGCCTGACATCCGCCCGCCGTGGGGGCGCTCTCACCCGGCTCGACTGGGGGACCGCTTGCGTGCGCGAACACTGGGCGATCCGAGGGCGCTCCCACACCCCCCAGCGTGTAAACGCACCTACCGTCTTGACGCACCCCCATCCACGGGTGCATACGGTCGGGCGTGGGGTCGCCGGTTCGCGAGAGAGTTCAGCCAATCATCTCATCGCCTGATGATGGCGAACCTTTCCATCTAGATTTGCCCGGTCAAGAGGAGATGGCCCTCCGAGCCCGTGCCCGCCTTCGCTCCGTCCAGAAGACGTCATCGGATCGCTACCGCACCGACCCTTATAGCTTCCTAGTTGAGTGCGTCTGGACCCTCGACCAGGCTAGCCAGCAAGTTAGGCGCTTTCCTGACATCGCTGACGGGGAGTGTACCTGTGTCCACAAGTGCCGAAACTTCATCCAGCACCTCTGCGTCACCTGGCTGCGCGAGAAGCGACTCCTCGTGCCGAAGTCTCGGCGAGTTCTTGTTAGCTGGACCATGGTCGCTCTGCACTGCTGGCTGGCTCGATTCTTCCCCGGCAGCACCATCGCCTTCGTCTCCCGCAAGCAAGGATTGAATGATAGCGAAGGTGCTGCTGAGCTAGTTAGACGGGTCAAGTTCATCGAGGAGCACCTCCCCGTCGAGATCGAGCCTCTCGCCTTCCAGTACAACTTTGCCCGCTTGAAATATCCCACTATTGGTAGTGAGATCATCGGCGTGGCGCAGGGAGCCGACCAGCTTCGGCAGTACACCCTCACTGCCATATTCGCAGACGAGATGGCCTACTGGGAGTTGGCGCACGACACCTACTCAGCCTCCATCCCTACGTTGGAAGGCGGTGGTCGCTTTACCGGGGTGTCGAGCGCCAACCCTGGTTTCTTCAAACAGGCAGTCTTCGATAGCCTTTAGGTTGGTAGATGGGTTCATATCCTACAGCGCCGAGCCCCTACGCTGGCACCTCCCTGCTCAGTCAGTGGCTCGACCCGACGACGCGCTACCTCTTCAACCAGCCGCCTCCCGACGCGCTGCCACCACCATCGACGCCCGCCGCGCTCCCGCCCGCCAACCCCTATCCCGGTTATGGAGCCGCCTCCGCAGCGCCGCCGCCCGAGATGATGCAGGCGCAGCACGCGCAGCAAGCGATGCAAGCGATGCAAGCGATGCCGGGGGTGACGCCGCCCTCCGTCCACGCGCAGTACCAGATGCTTCGCTCGCTCGACCAGCTTGCGCGCGGCGGCGGCTCGCCCGAGAACGCCTACTCACTTCTCCAGGCGCTCCTTGAAAACGGCACGCTCTACCCTGGCCAGGGCGGCATCGGGCTCAACACCGCCATGCCCTACGGCGGTCCCGACGCGGCGAGGACCCAGCGCCTCATCGACCTCTATGAACGCTATCAGGATTTCTTGAACGCTGGCGGGATGCCGGCTCCGACCATGCACGCGCCATCCGGGGGCTCCTACCCCATGCCTCGGGTCGGCGTGATCGGCACCATACCGCCATGACTCCCTTCGCGCAGACTCGTTCCACGCGAGGGGCAGGGGAGAGGAGCGACGTCACACAATCGGGGATGGTCCCCGTGCCAGCTACCAGGCTTGGCGGGGGTGTGGGTCGCTCCTCTCTTCCCTTTACCGTGGCCAGCCAGCTTGTCAACTACCCTCGAAACAGCTAACGAGACGCCATCGAAAGGAGACGAAGATGCCAGCAGTCATTACCGCGACCGGAACGTGGACCCCTCTCAACGTGGACTTCACCCGCATGGCCAAGACCAGCGCCAACGTCCCGCACTCGGACATGATGCAGTTGGAGCAACTCAAGAGCCAGGACTTGCCCGAGCTAGTGCAGTTCATCCAGGCGATGGCGGACGGCTACGGGATCGGCTTCAACCCGGCCAAGGCGCTCTTTTCGCAAATCTTCACAGCTTTCATGAATCGGGAGACGCCTTCCGTCAGCCGTAGCTTTGCTGCCTGACAATGATCGAGGCTTTCTTGACAACGACGTCGCAGTCGATGCGAGGAGGGACGATGATCCAGTCGATCGAGCAACTCGAACTTGGCGTGCGCGTTCGCACACTCAAGGAAGCCGTCGAGGCGTGCCGCAACCGCAAGGAGCAGGACCAGCGCGAGGAGGATGAGTTCATGGACATGCTCGCGCAGGCGGAAGCGCAGGTTCTCGGCAAGGCTCCTGGCAGCGAGGGTGTCGAGCTATCCGGGCTCATCGCGGAGGGCGAGAATCCCTACACGGCGAAGGCTGAGCCCGAGCCCGAGCCGACGCCCGACGAGCAGCACGCGGTGGAGGAGCAACCGGCGTGATCCGCGCTGACTCCAGCTTCCAGGGCGACCTCTTCGATCCCGCGACGGGCCAACGCCTGGTCGTCCGCATCCCGCCCTGGTACGGCGCTGCGGCGCTCGTCTCATCCACCGAAATCATCGCACCCGTCGCGACACCGCTCGACGTCGCCCCGGCACCGACCGGGGTCTGGACCGACATCGGCTACCTCGCCCCAGGTAGCTTCTAAGGAGGCTATCTATGCCAAAGAAGCCCGAAGACTTGGAAGACCCCGAGATTGAGGACGACCCCGACGACGACGACCTCGACGACGAGGACGACGACACTGACAAGGAAGGAGACTAGAATGGCAGCAGTCATAACGGCAACCGGCGCGTGGACCGTTCCCCAGGTGCTCGGCCAGAACGCGGGCGGCAGCGGCGTCATCTTCAAGAACGCCGGTGGTGTCGCCTTCGACAGCCGTCAGTCGCTCCAGCGCGGCATCAACCTCTTCGATGAGCTAACCCAGTTCATCTCCCTCATGGCAGCCGGCCTCGGCGTCCCCGGCAACGTCGTCATGGAGCAACTCATGGAGATGCTGGCCAACTACCGGCGCAACCCGGCGATGGGCGAGCGCGTCTACGCACCTTGATCCCAGGACACGAGTAGTCAAGTCAGCTAGAAAGGGGGCTAGTATGCATAACCCTATCATGCTCATCCTCCTCGTCGTGCTCGTCTTGGCCTTCCTGCCGACCTGGCCCTACTCGCAGTCGTGGGGTCCGTATCCGGCTGGCGGCGTTGGCCTGGTCGTCTTGATCCTCGTCATCCTCCTCTTGACCGGACGACTGTAGCGATGGGTGACGATGAGCACCCGAGTGGCATCGCCGGCACCATCATCTCGATCATCGAGACAGTCCGCGACTGGCGACAGTTGGCTATCTTGCTGGTACTTGCCTTCTTCAGCCTCGCCGGCCTCATCGTCTACCAGGCGCGCGATCGGATCATCGCCAGCGTCGACACCTTCCTCCAATCACCCCCGCCCGTTCGCCTGGCCGACCCCGCCGTCCTCCAAGACCTGGCCGACAAGCTATACGACCAGCTATCTCCCGATGGCGGCGTCGTCATCTACCGTGTCGACATGATCCACAACCGCCGCACGCTCGTCGCCATCCATCTCGCGCCTGCGCTCGCGGCGGCGCTCCCCCAGATCAAGATCGGGCGAGTCATCCCCTTGTTCTCGCGCTTCCAGTCGGACGCCAACCTGATGACGATCCGCGTGCTCGACGGCGAGGTTCCCTGCGGCCCGCCGCCGATGGAAATCTGGGAGCGCGACATCGACCCGCCGCCCGAGCACTCGCTCACCGACATGGTGCAGGTCATCTGCTGCGCCGGCATCCCGCCCACCATCGACGCCTTCGTCGGCATGATCGCGGTCGGCTTCTCGCGCCCTCCCGATCCGGCCCGTGTCGGCGTCATCACCGCGACCCTTCGCACCATGGCTGAGACAGCCGTCAAGTAGACTAGATAGGTGCCAAGTGACGACTCACAACTGGAACGCTGGTCGCGCGTCATCCTGCAACTCGGCGTGCCGACCGTCTTCGCCGTCGCGCTCCTCTGGTTCGTCCTCGCACGCCTGCTCAACGTCTTGGACAGCATGATGGCTGACCTTCGCGCGCAAACGCACGCCATCAAGACGATCGAGCGCATCATTGAGGAGAAACGTTCACGTAACTGATAGGTATATAGTATGACCTTCGACCGCGACAAGTTCTTCGCCGCCTATCGGATGCAGTTCGGCCCGGTCGGCCAGGGGCAGGTCGATGGCTTGAATGCTATCTTGGACGCCATCGAAGCCGACAAGCACGTCGTTGACTACCGCCAGGTCGCCTACATGCTCGCGACGGTGAAGCACGAGTGCGCCGATACGTGGCAGCCGATCGTGGAGCGAGGACCTCGTAGCTATTTTGATAAGTATGAGCCAGGGACGAAAATTGGTAGAAACCTAGGCAACACCCAGCCTGGCGACGGCTACCGCTATCGTGGCAGGGGGTATGTGCAGATCACCGGTCGCCCCAACTACCAGAAGATGGGTCAGGTGCTCGCCATCGACTTGCCGGGTGAGCCCGAGCACGCCCTCCATCCCCTGCACGCCTACCACATCATGTCACACGGGTTTCGCCACGGTACCTTCACAGGTAAGAAGATAAGCGACTACATCCATCCGATGGGCAAGGACTACAAGAACGCGCGCCGCTGCATCAACGGGCTCGATAAGGCTGACCTCATCGCGTCGTATGCCGTCAAGTTCGACCGCATCTTGGTCGAGTCGATCAATGAGCCGAGCACGTAACTGCGATGTCTAGAAAGGAAGGCATGTTCTACTTGATCCTCGCCACGATCCTCGTCCTGGGCGTCTATGTGTTTACACGCTGGATGTCGGCACCGGGTGCAGGGTGATGGCAGTCGGCTGGTACATGACGATCTGTGTCATCATCTTCGCCGTCGTCGGCAGCGTGATCCTGTGGGGGATCGGACGATGATTCCGCAAGCTGCGCCGTCGTCGCTGGCCGACTGGGCTCGCGCGCGGTTCTGGGAGCTACAGGTCCCGCTGATGATCCTGGCTGCGCCGCCTGGCGAGATGGGTGTCGAGGCGATGTCGGACTACGGCGAGCGCATCCATTTCCCCGACCAGGGTAGCATCCAATTCTTTCTACTTGGCTACCGGCTGGGTGAGAGCCACGCGCAGGAGCCCCAACTCGCGAGCCCCTTCACGACTGAGGTAGTGCCGCCCGAAGACGAGGAGGCGATCCCCGGTGGCGACTGAGACGCAGCAGACCGAGCGCCTCATTGATCGACCGCCCGATTACGCCTCCTCGCCCCGCACCGGCATCAGCGAGTGGCGGAACCCACGCAACGCTTTCTTCGTATGTAAGCTCCACTACACCGCTGACCCGTCCAAGCGATCGGGCGAGTGGCGGAAGAAGACGTCCGAGGGGCTCTCGTTACGTGCGTGGCAGCGCGAGTACGAGATATCGTGGACGTCGCCCGAGGGTGAGCCGGTCGTCCCCGAGTTCGACGCCAACTTCCACGTCCGCGATACCAGCATCACCCGTGACAGCAAGCTACTTAGATTCTGGGACTTCGGCGCTGTCTCGCCCGTGGTGCTGTTTGGCCAGTTGTCGCCCTACGGCCAGGTGCTCATCCATCGTGAGCTATGTCCCTTCAACACGCCGCTCGACCAACTCCTGCCCACGGTGAAAGCTATCTCCCTCGACCTCGTGACCCGCACCGACTACTTCGATGCCGGCGACCCTGAAGTGGACAGCGTTGGCAGCCTGGGGAGCATCGCTGACCTCCTTCAGCGCGCCGGTATCACCATGCACACCAATCGCCCTGGCAAGGAAGTAAGCTATGCTACTATTCGTGATAAGTTCCTTAAGCGCGTCTATGTGCCTCGCCTGGGTCACGAGCCGGCGGTCATCATCTCTCCCCGCTGCCCGAACCTGATCGAGGCACTCTCCGGTGGCTTCCATCTCAGCGCACATCCTCCCTATCGCGCGGTGAAGGCGCACCCGATGAAGGACTTGGTAGATGCGCTCCGCTACGGCTTCGACAACCTCGACTCGGCGGGCGC